TAGGCTAATGTAAACGCAATAAACATGCTATTAAATGCTGGACTCGTGTATTCGTTTATATTGAATGGAAAATCAATTAAATTACAAAAGTGGGGTACTTCATATTGATGTCTTATTTTTAAGGTATTAAGAATAATTAAATTGATTAATGAAGCCACTAACATACCTCCTAAATAGACAAATCCTTTAATGTCGGAATTAAATAGAGAAATCATTATTAAGCAAAAGACTAATAAAATAGGAGCGATTGCTGAAAAAAATTGTAATAGATTACTAAAACTGAGTTGCATCGCCATATTGTGTGTATATAGTATAAAGACATTTATTCTTCAAAAATTAATTCTAATACTTCATGTATGTTACTGACAGAATGAAACTTAACACCATCTAACATCTTTTCCTTTTCACCATTGTCCTTGTATTTTTCCATAAATGAATGATAATCTTTTTCGTTTTCTTTGGGAAAAATAAACTCCATCACACCACCTTTAAGTCCGCCTAATATTTTTAAATCCAGACCACCGATTGCGGTAACACAACCTTGTAAATTAATTTCTCCAGTAATAGCAAGTGTTTTTTTAATTTTCTTACCTGTGAGTAAACTATACAAAGTACATGTAATGGCTGTACCAGCACTAGGTCCATCTTTTGGAACAGCCCCTTCTGGACAATGAATATGAATCCCTTGCATTTTCGTTTCTTCAAATTCCTTCACATTTCGCTTCATGATTTCTTTATCTACTAGGGACGAAGCAAGAGTTTTCGCAACGGTCATACTTTCTTTCATAACATCTCCCTGAAGACCGGTTAATTTTAGCTCCATGAATGAAGTAGATGGAAAAAACTTCGCTTCAATCGGAATGATTCCACCCTGACCCATAGAATTTGCCCACAGTCCGTTAATAACTCCACTAGACGATTGAAGCGGAATTTTCTTGTCTAAATGTTCATGACGCTCTTTCAAGTATTTGTTTTTAATATCGTCGTTTGACACGGTGATGGGCAATTCAATGCCATCACAATTTTTCAAACAAGACAAATTAATTTCACCGACAATTTCAAAAAGCAATTCCTTGAATTTTCGTATACCCGGTTCACATGTATATTTTTCCACAATATACATAATATTCTCATCTGTAATATCAATACATCCTTCAACACCCATTTTCTTGAAAATTTCAGGGAGCAAATGTTTGCGCGTGATAACCAATTTGTCCTCAATCGTTAAATGTTCAAAGTTAATGCGATGAATGCGGTCTAATAAAATGCGATCAATCAACGAAACATCATTGTATGAGAAGATAAAAAGGGCCTTTGATAAATCAAGGTCAATACCGTTGAAATATTTGTCTTGAAATCCATCATTTTGGGTAGAATCAATTAAATGAGTTAAAATACCGATAATTTCCCTACCATGTTCCGTTTTACTAACCTTATCAAGTTCGTCAATAAAAATAATGGGATTCATACATTTATTTTTCATTAATATATCGGTTATTTTGCCCCACTCTGAACCAACATAAGTATAATTATGACCACTCAATGTACTACCATTGTCTTGTCCACCCATGGCTATGAAAGAGAATGGTCTATGTTCGCCGTTTTCATCAACTAGACATTTTGCCAAACCTTTTTTAGCAAACGTCGTTTTTCCCACACCAGCAGGACCTTCAAATCCAAAACAATATCCACCTTGCTCTCCATTAATCCATTGGGCAATAATTCGTTCAATTTGCGTTTTAGCCTTTTCGTGTCCATGTACAGCATCATCAAGTGTATCCTTTACTTGATTCATATACCGGTTAATAGATTTCCATTTATCTTCAATGGATTCAATACCTTTCATAATCGTTTCAATTGATGATATATTTGAAATATTTTTTAAACTAGATAATTGGTCAATAATATTACCATTATCCTTATGTTGTTCAATAAATTTCGCAATTTCACCCTTCATAAACTCCATTTTTTTTCCAGAATGAATTAGTTTATGAATTTTGAGTTTATTGATTTTGATAATATTGTTAATATTACATATATTGATGATTAAATCGTCGCGTTTATCGGGTGTGTAATACATTGTCAGTTTTTCAATCAATTTAGATGTCATATTTCCACTGCATTCATTTCGCATTTGATCACATATATTTTTTATTTGAATATTGGTGATATTATCCATATTAACATTTATATTTTTATTTTTATTACTCAAAAACTGGTCGTCTAATTGTAACATATTTTCTAATAATGTCATAAATTCTTTTTTAATGCTAGTCATCACTGTCAATATCCATTCTTGTTTATAAATACCAAACGGGATTTTCAAGAGCCCATCCAAATAACTACGTGCTTTTGAGCCGTTGTCGTCTGTTTTGGATTTAATTTCTTTTAATTTTGTCATAGCCTTTTCTTTTACTGAATCGTCTGCTTTCATAAGACATATTTGTTGCTCTAATGGAATTTTACCGTTATCAAAATTGGATAAATTGTTGGTATATGTAATTGTTTGTTTCATGGCATCTTTAAAAAAGGTTTTACTGTTCCATGGCAAACTATCAAATAATAGAGTTTGTTCGCATGTATCAATAGTACCATTATTGTCATTAGATAATAAATCATATAACAAATAGGACAAATATTGATACTCGTGATCGTCTGATTTCATCAACAATTGAATTAACGTATTACGTTGTCCGTATAAATCGCTATTCAAGAATTCTTTTACAACTTGAGCAATTGGTTTTTGCTTTAATAATGAAATTTGCGTAGTATATCCGACATATTTATGAAATAATTCATCTTTTGAATACACTAATAATTCTTTGAGAGTGATAGCCTGAATGAATTTTTGAAATGACCTTTCCTCGTATCCTGTATGATTTGGAGCATCTTTAATCAATTGGTCTAAATTAGTAGTCAAATATTCATTGTCAATACATGTTAATAACAAGTCGTCCATTAGACCAGATACAATAAGTGTCCTTTTTTCTGTAGCGTTATGAAAGGCAATTTTAATACCATACACTTTTAATTGGAATGTATCATGTGTTCTACATAAATCAAAACAATCTAAATTTGGCGATTTGTCAACAATACATCCGTCATCTACCATTTTGTTTTTTTCAATAGGTTTAGAATTAGAATTAGAATTAGAATTAGAATTAGAATTAGAATTAGACTCAGTAACAACAATATTGCTCTTGCGTTCATTTTTCCAAGGAATCAATTTAAAATGAATGGGATGAAAGTGTTTATCTATAATAGAGTATTTATTTAAATCACAGGCACCCTTATTATTGTATATAGATGTAACATAATCATCACTATAAACAACGTTTAACAAGTCGGTTATATTTTCAGTTCCATATAATTTAAAAACATTGACTAATTCATTGCGAATAGTTTCTAATTGTTCATTAACCATTGATATTTTCGTTTTGCTATTTAATAATAGCTTTATTTTCGTTAATTCTAAATATAATCTCTCTAAGGATTGAACACCTTGGTTTAATTCATTAGCACTAATAACATCTTGTTGCTTGTACTTTTGAATAGACAATAAAGATTTTTGGATCAGCTGTTGAAAGTATAGGATTTTGTCACCGACTATTGATTTTTCATCGTCGCCACCATTCTTATTAGAAGAAATAATAGTATTTTTCATTACTATATTTAACGATTTAAAAAAATACAATTAAATTTATTCTTGATTTTGCCTAAATATCGCTAAATGTATCGCCAAATACTATGATTTCCAAGGTATACGCCAAATCATATTCCAAATCGTATTAAATAAAAGACTACAATGTATATAATATAACTCATGGGTATACCTGCTTACTTCTCACATATCATAAAAAATTATCCAAAAATTATCCAACGATTTCAAAAAAAATCCACGGTAAATCATTTATATTTGGATAGTAATTCTATAGTGTATGATGCTATACGTAGTATTGAATATAATGGAAACAATGACGATTACGAACGTAAACTAATTAATGCTGTATGTAAAAAGGTTGAAACTTATATACAGCAGATTTCACCATCCCATCTTTTGTTTATTGCGTTTGATGGTGTGGCTCCAGTTGCGAAATTAGATCAGCAGAAAAATCGTCGTTATAAGTCATGGTTTATCAATCAATATGATAAAACAGACAAACCGGTATGGAACAGCACCGCTATTACACCAGGAACGGATTTTATGAACAAACTAAATCTTCAATTCCGCTATCATTTTCGTAAACCATCTGAGCATAACGTAAAGAATATTATTATTAGCGGTAGCGACGTCCCAGGCGAAGGAGAACATAAAATATTTGAGTATATTCGTGAAAATACAAAAGAATTGGAAGATATGAAAACCGTGATTTATGGACTTGATGCCGATTTAATCATGTTAACTATCAATCATTTACAGTATTGTAAAAATATGTATCTATTTCGTGAAACACCCGATTTCATCAAGAGTATTGATAAATCATTGGATCCTAATTTGATGTATGTGATTGACATTCCTGAATTTAAAAACAAACTGGTTTATTATTTGAATAATGACAAAGAGCCAACTACGGAGATTGAGAAAAACCGTGTATTTGATTATATATTTATGTGTTTCTTATTAGGGAATGATTTTCTTCCTCATTTTCCAGCACTCAATATTAGAACCGGTGGAATGGATGTTATTTTGGAAACATACCGTAACGTTTTAGGTAATAGTAATAAAAATATTATACACAATGGCAAAATTGTGTGGAAGAATTTGCGCTTATTGATAGCTGATTTATCAAAACACGAACATACCTATATTGAAAATGACTATCATTTACGAAACAAACAGGAAAAACGACCTGTGCGTATAGAGGAAAATATGAGTACATTTGACAAGGAAATGCTTCATGCTCCGTCAAAGGAACGACAAGTGGAAAAATATATAAATCCACAAGACCGATTTTGGGAAACGAGATATTATGACATGTTATTTGATTTGGATATAAATGACGAATGGCGAAAAAGGATTAGTCTGAATTATTTAGAGGGATTAGAGTGGACGTGGAAATATTATAGTAGTGGATGCGTAGATTGGCGATGGACGTATAAATATCATTACCCACCATTACTACAGGATTTATTAAAGTATGTGCCTTATTTTGATACAGAATTAGTAGAGGAAAAGGCGAAAAATCCGGTATCTGAATTGGTTCAATTGAGTTATGTACTGCCTAGAAATAGTTTGTCGTTGTTGCCTAAAAAAATAGAAACACAGTTACTAGAGCAAATGAAAGAGTTGTATCGCGAAGATTATGAATTTGAATGGGCTTATTGTAAATATTTTTGGGAATGTCATGTGAAATATCCGTCAGTTAAAATTGAGGATTTAGAGCGAATTGTACATAAAGAGTAGATAGCGAAGGTGTAAATGAAAAGGAACAATAATCAATAATAAATCATCAATCATCAATCGTAGACGGATGACCAAATAAAATATCATATAATTGTATAGATTCAAGCCAATAATATGCCTGAACCAGTTGATAAGAAATTATATGATACTATTAAGAAACGTATTTATAAAAAACAGCCAAAACATAGTGCGTATAGAAGTGGCAAAGTCGTAAAAGAGTATAAGAAAAAATTTACTAAGAAATATGGAAAACGTAAAAGTCCGTATAAGGGAGCAAAGACCAAAAAACGCGGACTAACTCGTTGGTTTGATGAAAAATGGGTGAATCAGCGTGGTGAAATTGGTTACAAAAACAAAAATGATATTTATCGTCCAACTTATAGAATTACTAAAAAAACTCCGACCACTCATGGGGAACTATCAAAAAAACAAATAAAACGCGCTAGAAGTGAGAAATATCGCAAGGGTCGTGTTTACAAATTCTAAATCGTCGGTGATGTAAATTATACCAACTGGTAAATATCTTCGTAACTAATATTCCCAGATGGATTTTCCATAGTAACCGAACAACCCCCAATCTCAGGCATATATGAAACATCAAATCGTGAAATGCCATTTTTCATGGCATGTATAAGTATA